ATGGAACTCGAACGCCTTGCACCAAGTTCCGTACCGATGAAGCACATACTTGTGTGCTTCTGATGTTTGTTTGAGTATTGACCAACCTGGTTTTGCCCAGAGTAACTGCCAAACTCCACGTGCTCCACTCGATTTGTTGTACGAGTCGATGTTGTAACGGCTCTCCTTGTACGCAATCTTCTTCGCACAAGCAGCTTCTTTCTTGTCTGTTGTTACTGTAGTTAGAGCCAACTCCAACGCCTCTTCCTTGTCCAGTGTAGCTATACGATGTTCCAAGGTCATTAACGGAGAGTCCGCTCTTGCTGGTGATATCAATAGAAGCATCACCGTTGTTACGGTCATTGCAATCAACCGCATAGTTACCTCTTTTCATTTGATAACTAACTGTCACCTTGTTATCTATGTCCATTGTAACCTGCCTGTTTAAGCAGATCGACCCAGAGTTGCGCTGGCATTACTGCATACGACTCTGAGACATTTGTTGTGCCACGTTTCTTTACTAGTACCACTCCAGTCTCGGCATCTGCATGAGTCATTTCATTGTCTAACTCTTTCATATACCCAGACAAATCTATCTTCTTTTCATTCTTACATTCTACTACAACACCATCTATGCCATCAATATCGCCGACGTCGTCGTGCCTACCTGCACCATACGCCCGCTCAGCACAAGGGAAACCATTAGCAACTAACCACTTGGATACATCACGCTCATACTGCGAGCCTTTGCGTTTACTTGGTGTTGACATAATGACTTACCAATATTTGTTTAACTTCTATACCAAGTTTTTTTCTGATTTGCATTCTCTCTCTCGGAGAAGTGCCACCCCATATACCATGTGACTCATGGGCAAGACCCCATTCTAAACAAGCTTGCATTACTGGACACTCCTTACATATTGATTTAGCTTTCCGTTCTTCACTACTTGTAGCATTGTTGTGCTCTTGAAAGAAAAACTCTAAACCAATTCCTCTGCAAGTTGCACTAGTGAAGTCTGGATATTTCATTGATGAGTACCTCTATCGGTTGTAGTTGGTTAGCATCCATTACTAACCGAGTGCCATAACCGTAGTCATGTAAGTAATGATTAGCAAGGAAGTTTTCTCGTGTTGTCCAACCAATTACATCAAACAAACTATCCACATGTGGAAGTTGTTTATCCCCAGAAAATTTTACAAGTACAGCCACATCAGATATAAATAATTCTGGTGCATTAAATATTAATTGCGATAATGTTGACGTCTTAACCTGTATAGATTTACCCAATACTGTCTGCAAGTCGTGTCCGTTATCACCGCCAGGCGTAATCGTTTCATCCGTCGGTACCCCAAGGAGCCGAGCAGCTGCCACCTCACCCAACCTACCCATAAGATTAACGGAATACGAGGAATTATTTTTATCAAACTTACGATCCGTAACATCGAACTCCTTTTTATTTGCCCTCACCCTGTGGATAAACCTAAGAGCACCCATGATCTCATCTTCAGTTAATTCTATTACTGCCATTGTCGAAGCGTCCTTGCTCTTTGTAATTCAGCAGGTGAGTTATACAAACTCATATGACTTGGTTCAACAGATAAAGTTACATAATTTTCTGCAGTTGGATCTGCCTTACCATGGCGATTCTTTACAACTGCAACTCGATATACATTACCAATGGCATCTAATGCCACACTTAATACTAATTCAGGTAAGGCTGACACCTTACCCATCAAAGCCTTTCGTGGTGCTGGATAGTTAGGCTTAGACATCTTTTCGTTCTCAGACACATGATGTAGAACTATGAATGCTGATTCATATTCTCTAGCCATGTAATGAAAAGCAGACATTGCATCACGCAATGCTGTCCATTCATTGTCACTGACTGCAGCGACATTCATTAAGTTATCAATATAAATTGCTGAGGGTGGAGCACCGTGCAATTCAATCCAAGCTTCTATCTCTTCTTCAATATCTTGCAAAGAAGGAGAGGGATCAAAACTAAATCGAACATGTGCAGCACCATCAGCCAGTGCATCTTCTAGGAGGACAGATGCTTCCGAGTCCATCATTCTTTCAACATCAGTTACCGACTTGTCCATTAGGATCGCACCTGCACGAAGGGCAATCGTCCGTGAGTCGGAGTCTGCTGAAAAATATAATGCTGGGGTCTTGGATGTAATTGCGTACCATAAAGCAAGCATGGTTTTGCCACCACCTGGTTGTGCTGCTACCAAGTGTAGTTGTGCCTGACGGAATACAACTTGGTTACCAGTGAGTTGAGGGAGAATCTCAGGTAGGGCATGCCCTGCTGGAGATTCGACCCCTACTACCTGCAGTAAGGTACGCATTTATTACTTAGTCCAGATTGTTTCGGCTTCGACTGCGCCTACTGTAAATGGCTTTGGTCCTTTAGCAGGATCAAACCAACCTACGTATGCTTTACCAGCCTTTGATACGCCCTTCTTCTTGGCGTACTTGCCACGACCATCTGGTAGATCTGGTGCATCTGGATGTCCATATGTCCATTCATTATTATATTTATCTTTGACTACTTCAATAGAAGTAGGACCAGAACTAACTACGGTTGGATTTAATCCACCATCGGTTAAAGCTTGTACTGCCCTATCCATTGATGTCATTCCACCACGACCACCTAAAGCGATCTGTAGTTCTGTTGCAGCCTTGATTGCATTTACTGCTGCTTGCATGTTGTTAGCAAACTCCTCAGCACTATCACCTCGGACGGTGAATAGGTCTGTGCTGTTTAGCTTGCCTGTATATGAGAACTTAGATTCAGTCATCTATGTTCATCCTTTCTTTCCCTTGGTTGTTGGTATTTGCAGTGGGAAATCTACGCTACCCATTGCTGGGCATTTATCTTGGAAGGAACACATACGACATGAATCACCTACGGATGGTGGGAACCATCCGTTCAATACCGAATGGTTCATTGCACCAAATACATAATCAAAATATTCTATTGTTAGGTGCGACAGATCTATAAGATCGTCAAGCGTACCTTGTCTAGTCATAAAGAATGCACCCCACTTGGGGCGTACACCTAAAGCTTTTTCAATACCAGATGCATACAATCCTGCTTGTATCATGCCGAATGGTGTCCTGGAACCTGTCTTGTAATCAACGATTACCAAGTCTTCCCCTACTTGGTAGATCGCATCAACAATAAAGCGAACTGGTGTTCCCCCGAAGTGAACATCAGCAGCCCATTCAATTCCAGGACGACCATCAGGCATCTTAGCAATTTTCCAACCAGATGATTCGTACCATTTATGATACGCCTCAACCTGCTTGAGTCCATCACTTTGCCAGAATGATAGATCTTCTCCGTCTGGACGCAAGGTGGTCTTACGCCCAGCCGTCTTCCACTCTGTCGAGGGAATACCAGATTTCTCTTCGACTTCCTTGACGGCATCATTAAATACCTCAAGCCACTTCTGTGTCAAATCAATAGAGGTCATCGTCTTCTTCCTTGTAATCTGGATTGTCCACAGGGGTAGGTGCTGTCATTGGAGAACCACATTCAGCGCAGAAGGAATCAAGAAACCACATAACCAATTCATAGTTATTGAATACGGCACGAATAACCTGTATGTTTGACCCACAGTTGATACACTCATTGCTTGGTATACCACGCTGGTCAATTGTCAAGTTGCTTCTTGTAGAGCTCATGGTTAAGCCACTCCAGCATGGAGTGGACAGCAGAACCAGCAGCAAGATATACCGCAGGTTTCTCTGGAACCATAGCCACTTTGCTAAGATAGTATTTTTGTGGGCAGGATTGCCAAGTAGACAATTGACTATAGGATCTATGCGGAGGAAGTTCGTTCATACCAGTAGAATAAACCAAGGCACTGACAATCTCGTGCAACGACACGCATGTAATTCTTACCAACAATCTGATAGGGTTGAGGGGAGGTGGGAGGGAAAGGCTCGCTCAGGCGAGCCGTGAAAGATATATGGAAGAATTCATTAAAAGAATAGAAGATGCGAAGACGCATCTTCCCAAGGAACATAAGGATTACGAGTGGATGGATGGGTTCAATCACGGATTGGATTGGGCTTTAAGAATTTTAAACAAAGATAAATCCGCTTATTAAATAAAAAAAGAGGGGGATCAATTAAGATCCCCCTCTCCTTCTAGCCCTACCATTCTGGTGGAGCAACTGCGAGCGCATCCAGCGTGGCTATATTGATGCACCCGACTGCTGGGATGTCATAGCGACGCTGCAACCCTTTTAACATTTCCTGTAGGGGAGCATCAAGCAGATCATCTCCAGCAACATTAAGAGCTATACGAACTTTCGTAACTAGCTCACTTCTTTGATCTGGTCCAACAAGTGTTAGTAATTTATTTGTGTCTATCATTGAATAGCAATTTCAGTATCAATAGTTTGCAACTGAATAGTTACTATTCCTCCAAACCCGCTCGCAAAAGTGGGAGGTGCTGCTTGCTCAAACTGAATAGCACGGATAACACAGACTCTTTCTTCTCCACTTGAAAAGTCTTGGTATAAGACTGCTCCACCATTTTGTTCAATACGTTCAAGGTAAGAGATTCTCTCCCATGGGTTTGAGTGTTTAACATTTCCATTAGGGTCTCTTTCTTCTTCATAACATAGTAATGGTATCGTAAGTGTTCTTGATCTTAACGGTGCAGGTAATGCACGTATCTGCCAAGTCTCAAGTATTGGTGACTTAGTAGTATCTGATGTACTGCGTGTAAAGTTAAATGTAATTTCAAAATGATCTGCTGGTTGAATAGATCCAGACAATCCAATTTCAACTGATTGCCCCAAAGGTAAGGAACCAATAGATATAGATTGATCTGTCTGATCAACAACTTCCATACCTAAAACTCCACCAGTTTCAGGCATAGATGACAATGTAAGATTAACTGGTTGCTTTTTTTCTGAGGTTCCCCATCGAATCCATCCAGATTTTAAATAACCAGATGTGGCTTTAACTGTTGCCGATTCTATCCATACACCAGAAGCTGATGTAATAAATTTTCTTCCAGATGTTCCAATGAAAGCAACACCATTGGGAACATTACTATCTGTTACAAGATCGGATGCATAAGCATAACCACTGCCGACGGCTTGACCTAGATTTAAACGCCATAACCCAGCGGAGCCAGAATACAATTCAGATCTACATGCATATACATAAGATTCATTGAAGGCTATGTCCTTGACATCGCCTTCTACATTAAGCGGTCCATATGTAAATGATGCATTATCTGTTGATACTATTCCTACACGAACACCTTTAGTTGTAGCAAGAATAACAAACTCGTTTAAGTATAAACGAATTTGATTTAATGTTTCACCTCTAGGTAATTCTGCGATAATACTAGGATCACTAATTGCAGCTAATGGTGATGACGGATTAATTGTATAAGACTGTACTTTAGATACTGTTCCCTGTGTGTATCCAACTATAATAGCACCAGGTAATTCTGATATAGAATTAAATGTTAATGATGTATTTGGGTAAGTAAATCTAACTTCTGAATTCGACATAGTGGCAGGAGGGGA